CCGTTAATTTGAAAACCCAGAGACCTGATCCATGATACATCGTACATTGCGTTGTGAAATATTTTTGTAGAGGTTGTGTGTAAAACTTCTTCAAACCAATCTAACACTAAGTAACGGTCCATGTTCCCACCGCCTTCGTGCGCTATTGGAAAATAACCTGACCATCCTTCAACAGCAATTGCTATGCCGACAACTTCACCCTCTCTTCGCACCGCACCCGATCCCATTGTCGTTAAACTTGGATCTCTTGTTTCTAAGTCAATAGCTATTTCTTTGTAGCTTGATAAATCGGGTAGCCTGTCTGGTGGAACCCATTCTGTTTCAGGTGTGAATAGCGGTTGTTGTAGTGTTCTCAACTGTAATCTCTCTCAATGATCATATCGATAAAATGTTTTGCCTTTTCCAGGCTCTCTCTACCGCCCTTGTCTTGATGCCTTACAATGTACTTTATAGCAGACCCTTCAGCAAATAACAACTTGTTTTTATTGATAAATTCGCTAGGCTGTATAACATACTTCTTGTAGTGGTCACCCCCCACTTGATCGTCGTATGGATTTTTCATACCTCACTCCTTCTCTCACTTCTTGAGTTTTAAGATCTACATAGATCATGTTAATAATATCTGTAAACTTAGTGTTGCGTCTGTTCCTACCTATGCGCGAACCTTTTTTAGGTCCACTCAATCTATAGTTTTCTGTTTTAACCTCCCAAAGTTTTATCTCTCCCGTTATCGAGCTGAATGTAATTATGTCAACGGGACCAGACCTGCTGACATTTGTAAATACATGTAAACCTTTTCTTAAAAAATAAGTTATAGCGATCGACTCTGATGTTGCACCTTTGGTGTTTGAATCAAATGATGTAGGCTCTGTCATAATTCTTTGGCTCCAGTATGTGTAGAGATTTTTTTGCACGAGTGACCCCAACATAAAACAAACGATGTAGTTCGTCTGGATCACGATCATCTTTCTCAACAGCAGCTTTTGTAATGTCTGGCAACAGCAAGACATTATCTGCTTCACCTCCTTTTGCACCATGTATTGTTGACAGCGTTATCCTTGGTGTTTGTGAAATCTTTTCATCATTGGCTAACATATTTCGTATGTAGTTTTCTGTCTCCGTATCTAATCCTGCAAAAGCTTTGTACCAAACGTCCTTCGTTTGCAATCCGTGTTGCTCGATGCACTCTTCAATAAAATAACCATCTTCGTTCTCGTCCAGAGTCTTACCAGTCTTGTATCCTGGCGCAACATTGTCACCAAGGTAGGAATAAATATTTTTTATTGATGCGATTGGTAGTACTTTGTTATTGTCTCTCCATCTCTCCCACGTTCGTATTGCAAGAAGTAAATCTAATTTTATGGAGTTTTTTGTTTTGTGTGAATAGTACCAGCCCTGTAACTGACACAGTTCTTTAATATCATCTAAAAAATGATTGGCGGATGATAAAACTAACCATTCACCGTGTGACATGTTCACCTGTGTGACATCAGAATACCTCGTAAGATCACCCATCTCTTGTCTGGGCATGTAATTTTTTTCGTATCTGTTCGTAACGTTTTTAATTATGCGTTGCGATAATTCGTGTATTGGTCCACCAGGTATTCGATAAGATTGACTGAGTGTGTCCACGTGATCTACTTCGTCCTTAAGAGCGATAAAAGTATCAACATCAGCACCAGCCCATCTAAATATAGCCTGATCATCATCCCCTGCAATGTAGGTCTTGTCTGCTTTCGACCAAAGAGTCCTGACCATTCGCCATTGCAAAGGTGAGAGGTCCTGTGCTTCGTCAATAAATAATACGTCAAAAGACGGCGAAACATCTTGCTCAATAAATTGTTCCAAAAGGTCATCGTAGTCTATTAGATTTTTTTCTTTTTTATATCTGATAAGTTCTCGATCTAAAAGATATAGTAGATCTCTTTCAATGTCTAGAGTATGGTTGTAGTTGTCATACTCTCCCAACACAGATATCTCCTTGACCCTAGCTCTGTTGATTATTCTAAGGTATTCATTGTCAGAATTAAAAATACCATCCTCTTCTTGATACCATGCCGTCTTGATTGGTATACCAACTTTCAAACCAAAATCCCGATAGTCTGCAGCTTTCATAATACGTTCTTTTTTTGCACCCAACATCCTAAATGCCAGTGAGTGTAGTGTTCTAAAATAAGGTATCTCTTTTTGATCGATCATAAATTTTTCTTCAGCTCTTCTTGTTGCCTCCCATGCAGCTTTCTTTGTAAAAGAAAAATACCCTATGTTTTTTATATCTGTGCCAGATCGTAAAAACTCCTCTACTAAGTTTAGTAGTGTGGTTGTTTTACCTGTGCCAGGTGGCCCCAGTATGATTGTCTTCATATTATTTTGCCTTTTCTAATTATTCTGGGGGCAGCTAAAACATAATTTTTGTGTATAGCTCCATATTCTTTGTGTCCTCTAAAATGAGCCCTTACAGAAGTTATGTCGCCTTTTCTTAACCTGCGGGTGTGCCCTCGAACAGAATGATATGGTATATATCTTTTTTCGTGTGGCTCGTCGTCAGTAACATCATTTGTGTAAGTTGTGTCTTTTTCTGTTCTGTATTCATCTGGTTTTATATAAACAGTTTTGCTTTTCCAAACAGGAACAAATTCATCTTGACTGGCGTTGCTCTCTTTAATTTTAAAAGAGGTTGATGGTTTTTCACTCTTTGGAACAATGTCACGAATACTTGCGTTTTTATCTGTATGACTGTTTAATTGAATAAATGCTTTGTAAAAATTATCTGCTTGAACTCTCGCAGGTCTCTTATCTTTAGAAGCCCACAAATAGTGGTTAGTGTTTCCATTTTTTTTGAAATCTAAAGGAACAATAACATCAGATTTAGTTAAATATCTTGCTGATTGAATTTTGTCACGTAATATAAATAACATCCTATGACTGTATGTTACATTATTTCTATCAAGATCTTTTGATTTATATTCAAACAGGTGAAACACTATCATTTCATCGTTAACCGCACCAAATCTATTTTCAAAACCACGAGTTTGAAAAAGTATTTTTTCAAAAGGCAACAGTCCTAGTCCCTCTTTTAAATGTTGCTCTATACAACGTTGGTTTTCTTTTTTAGCTTCCTCAGACCAGTTAAGATCGTCCATTCTAAACTTCTCAGCTTTTTGTGCTGTTTTCATAAAGTCAATTAATTTATCTATGCTTTTTCTTTTTAGTTTAGATTTATAGATGTCCTCGCAATCTTTTTCTTGAAACATGTCAATTATCCGTGAAGCGTTTGCAAAACTTTGTTTTTGACTTTTGACATGTTCATCAGCAAACTGTTGTGTCAGTTCTACTTTCCACGGCCCCGGTCCGAGAGCAGCTAGCCCTGAGTTAAGACTTATTTCTTTCCTGATAGACCTTGCGTATTCTAATGCAGCCTCCGTTTGTCTTTCCTGCTCTCTAATCTGACCAGTTATTTTAGATATCCTTCTTACAATTTTGTGACTATATTCATCTGAGCTTGGCTCTTGTATCTCTTTCATTATCTCATTAATTGTCTCTTCATTTAAATGTTTAAGAAGTGCTCTGTGAAATTTTCTTTTAGCTGATGACATTAAAATGGCGCCTCCTCATACGCTGTTTGACTTATTGATGTTTTGTTTTTTTTCATTGCTTTTATTTTAACTAGTCGAGGCGTTTGGTTTTTTAACGCCATTCTTACCTCGTCAATAAAAAAATCTAGCTGCTTCATTAAATTACCAGTTTTGGTTTTATCCATTTCCCAGTTATTGCGTTTACAAAAAGAATAAAAATCATCCATTCTAAAATAGGTGCAGCCGTCATCTGTCCAAGACATTTTATTTAAAATATCATCTTTGGTTCTGGCTGCAGGTCTGTTGACTGTAAAGTCGTAGAGTAGATTAACAATTTGATTTGTTGGGTTGAGTGACTCTAAAGGCTCTATCTCTTCCAAATTATTCATTAAAGTTTTGAGATAAACTTCTCGCCAGTCTTGTGCCTTTGGTATTGGTGACACAATATTAGCCTGGTCGAGAACAGCGAGAGCAAACAAATTAGGGTTATGTAGTTGCTCTGTTTTTAATTCTATTCTTTTACCTGCTACGTTTAAAAACCATTGTGGTGGATTGGATGTAATCTTAGTGAGTGTGTCCATTTCTGGCATCTGCTCCTCCTCAAAACCAACGCCATATTTTTTAGTTCTGCATTTAGCTGCATTGCATACACCACAAATAGGTTGTTCTTTACACCTGTATTTATCGTAACCTCGTTTGCCAACTGATTTAATTAGCTGTTGTACCTCTTGAAAAGACAACGGTGGAGTCATATGTTTCTGGTTATCAGACATCAACATGTCTTCCCAATTGTCTGGATTAGCTTGTTTGTGATACACAGCCACATTAAACAAAGCATTGTTTCTTGATCCTTCACCAAACCCATCCTGAGCTAGTGTGTTTAAACAAGGCGGACCATCTTTGAAAGCTTCAACGACCTCTAATTTTTTTATAACAATAGCCTCTACTTGCTCTCTCGTTTGCACCCACTCATCGTAAATAGAATAGAATGTTTCTAAATCAGCTGCTTCACCACCAGCTTTCATTGCATATCTAAGACCGCGTACACCGCCGTGATATGGCAAATTTAAAAAGTTACCTGTGTCTCCACGTTCGACCAATATTTCTGTTTGCTTTGGAAAAATCTCGCTGCCTGCGTAGCCCAAGGCTTCAGCCATTGATTTTAATTTTGATTGCATCAAAGATGCAGGAATAAAATCTTTCGTAAATAAAAACAAATGTGCACCACCAGATTTAGATCTAAATGTAACCAGAGGGAAACTTAAACCTTTTATGTTTCTCATCAAAACCAAGTGATCTATGTTATATACATCGACATCAATACAGCCCCATTTACACTCGTTGTTTTCATTAATAGGTATGACACCAAGAGCTGGGTCTTTTCCATCTATGTGGTCTTGCCACAAATCGTCTGTTATGGGTTGTCTTTTTATAAAGGCTTTGCCGTCAGCTTTGCCTTTTCCGTTTGTGGTGCCTGATAAAATTAATTGTCCATAGGCACTATTGTTGCCTTCGAATATCTCTTTAAATTTCATTTTTTGGCTCTCACCTTATTGTTCCAAATTTTGTAACTGCCACCACTACATGGACCAGAACAATAAATTTTTTTCTTTTGCCATTTAGTTATTACAAATTGTTTTTTACAAGTTGGACAAGTTTTTTCCATTTTCATACGTTATTTCCTAAACGTCTCGTGGGGTAATGATTAAGGGGGAACCCCACGAGACTGCCATTTTAGTAAACCAACAAAACTAAAACGGCGTTTTGTCGTCTGTTGAGCTCTCAGACTTCACATTCTCATCACCATGTTTTGCCGTGATGTCGCCCTTTGAGCAACTCGCAGCAAAATCCTTAGCCGTTAGATAAAGGTTTTTATCTTCGACCGGCCCAACCTTTTCAACGCTCCAACCAAACCACGTTCCCTTGTCATTTGATTGTTGCACCGTTTTAAGATTGTACACGTGACTGTGCATCGCTGGAGTGAACATACCACTTTTACCTTTTAGTTTGATGCTGTTCATCATTGAGTTCCAAGATCTACTTGTTTTTAACTGAGTAGATTTCATAGACACCAATGCAGCTTCACCAGAAGGTAACAACACAAAGTATGATGCTGTGTTTTCTAGATAGTTACCATTCGGCAATCTATCTTTATAACTTGCATCACGCGTTGCATCTTTGATTATGCCACTTTCAACAGTGTGTATCGCAACAGGAGCACTTGTGCCCTCGCCACGATCAGACCATTCGACATATTCACGCTTGTAGTAGCACGGTATTACGTCGACGCCCTTTTCTCCGTCATAGAGTTGCTTAGTCACGGTATTGAATATCATACCAGGTTCAGCCCCCTCTACGTATTTTGCGTCCCTTTTATTAGTCTCTGGGGACAGTTGACCTAATACTCTGAGAAACGGTAATGCGAAATCATCCGATGACATATTACTGAAACTCGTATTAGCGTCTTCTTCAAACATGCTCGCTAGAACAATGCTTGATTCTTTCTTTTTCGCTATTGCTTTTTTCATTTTTCGTGTTTCCTTATTTCCGGCCTATTTTAGTTTGATCTTTAACAAAAGTGTTAAAGAGTTCTGAGGGCATATCGAGGCCGGCCTCGATACGCTCTCTAAAGAGAGCCTTCAATGTCATGGGTTCTACCTTTTGTTTTTGGGTAGGCTCATAACCTTCTTGCTCTGCAAGACTAAGCAATTGCTCAGCCTTGTTATCTTCGCCTTTACCGAACTGAACTGATACCTCATTTTTAATGATATCAGCTAGATCGTTATTTCGAAGCCAGTCGTAAGCTTCTTCGGTAGCATCTTTTTTGACAGTGCAGAAATAAGCTTTCTTCACTTCAACAGAGCTGCCGTCAGCTAACTTCAGAGACGATAAACCTTGTTCAGCTAAAAGGTTTGGTATTATCTCTGAACCAATCTTGTCTGCTTCTTCTTTTTTCTTTTTAAGTTGAGCTTCTAAAGATGTGATTTCATCTTCTGTGTTTGACAACATAATACAGTATTCAGCGAGTGTATTGATGTCGGTCTTTTCTATAACTTGTTGTTGATCTTGTTCAAGATCCGTCAGTGTTATCTTTTCCATTATTTTCCTTTTCGTTGTTAGATTTTAATTGATTTAATTCAGCTGTCAACTTATCAATTGTCAGCTGCATGTTGATTTTCTCATTGTTGCTTTTTTGCAACATATTGAAGAGAGAGTTGATTATTAGTTCGTTATCCATTTTTTTCTCCTAACTGGTATTGACATCAATATAATTATGGTTAATTATACTGTCAAGGATAATATGATAAAAAATTATATTTTTAAAACCAAGCCTTACAAACACCAATTAGACGCTCTAAAAAAGTCTTGGGATAAAGAAACATATGCTTTGTTTATGGAGATGGGGACAGGTAAATCCAAGGTTCTCGTTGATAATATCGCTATGCTTCACAAAAAAGCCCTGATCCGCGGTGCGTTGGTCGTGGCGCCTAAAGGTGTGTACAAGAACTGGGATGAGATTGAGTTTCCGGTGCATATGCCTGATGACGTTGAATGCACAAAGGTGTTGTGGGATCCAAACCTCACCAAGAAAAAACAGTTTGAATTAGACCAACTGTTTAGAGATGATCACAAACTTAAGTTATTGATAATGAATGTAGAAGCATTTTCTACAACAAAAGGTTTGCAGTTTGCCAAAAAGTTCTTACTCTCTTTACTTGGAAGAGCTTTGATAGGAATTGATGAATCTACTACGATTAAGAGTCCGACAGCAAAGCGAACAAAAAATATTTTAGAAATGGGGACACTAGCAAAGTACCGTAGAATATTGACAGGCTCTCCCGTTACAAAATCTCCACTTGATTTATATACACAGTGCGAGTTTCTTGATCCTAAACACTTGGGTCACTCTTCTTACTATAGTTTTAGATACAGATATGCCAACATGATCAAAAGACGCTTTGGTGGTCGTGAGGTTCAGCTGGTGACAAGTTACAGAAGACTCGGCGAGCTGGCATCAATACTCGAAGATTTTTCTTATCGTGTCTTGAAAGAAGAGTGTTTGGACTTGCCACCAAAAAACTATGCCACCAGAGTTTTTGATTTATCAAAAGAGCAAAAAGAAATGTATGGCACAATGAAAAAGATTGCGATAGCACAACACAAAGGCAAGATCATGAGCTCAATGTCCGCTCTTACAACCCTGCTGCGTTTGCATCAAATAACTTGTGGCACTTTCAAGGCCGATGACGGCACGATTACACACCTGGACAATGGTCGTATGACAGCCTTGATGGATTGTTTGCAAGAAATAGAAGGCAAGGTAATTATCTGGGCAAATTATCGAGAGGACATAAAAAAGATAGTCGAATCTTTAAAAAAAGCTTACGGAGATGACTCTACAGTCGAATATCACGGTGGAGTGGATGCTACCCTTCGCCAGAAGAACATTGCTCTATTTCAAGAGAAAAACAGCCCTACACGCTATTTCGTAGGAAATGCACAAACTGGAGGCTATGGAATTACTCTTACAGCTGCAAACACCGTAATTTACTATTCTAACAACTACGATCTTGAGAAAAGATTGCAGTCAGAGGACCGAGCTCATCGTATTGGTCAAACTGGCAGTGTTACTTATGTTGACCTAGTTGCTGAAAAGACTATAGATGAGCGTATAATTAAATCATTAAAACACAAGGTAAGTTTGGCAAATGAAATCATGGGTGAAGACATTAAAGATTGGATCTAAAAATCTTTTTGATAAATTTATTTTCGTTGTCTTTTTCATTTATCTTGTTTGTTTGCTCGCCTACTAACCGCAGAAAACCTAAGTCTTATTTTCGCCACAATTTTATTTTATAATGTTTTTAACGTTAATTAACAAAAAGGAGAAACGTTATGAACTTTCAAGAAAAGTTAGAAAAAATAGCTGACGCAGTAATGGAAAGCGAAGGCTATACCATGAATAAACCAATAAGAGTTGTGGCTTATGAAAAAGACAGCCCCGACATTCCCAGAGCATGGGGTGAGGGTGAAACACTAGCCATTGCTGAATTAAATTGTGAAATCGCCATAAGAAAAAAGGTGATTAAAAAGCTTGAAAGCGGAAACCGCACTGCATGTGTAGGACATTATTTCTACAAACAAGAGCAGTAATAAAATGGGGAGGCTTCGGCCTCCCTTTTTTAAATCATACTTAACAAAGTCTCCAGAACCATTAATGCCACAGCACCCACTGTGGTGAGAACTACCCAATAGATTTTATCTATCTTACCACCCAATTTCTCTACATCCTCATGTACGTGTGAAATTTTTTGATCCAGGTGAACGAGATGATTTGTTTTTATTAGTTCGACCTCTCGTTCTATGCCCTTCACGTGACCGTACAAAGAGATGACGTGTTCTCTATCTGATTCTGGTGTTATGCCGTGTACGGTGTCGTTCATATTAACTTCCAAAGACTGTATCCAATGGGCCAAAGACTTGTTGACCTTTTGCAGTTGTGTTTCCAATTGCTGTTGGTTGAGTTGGAACTGATGTCGTTAATCCCAAATTAGGTAAACTACTTTGCATCCCAGCTGTCGGCAGAGTTATTGGCGCAGTTGAGAATGGATTAGGGGTCACAGGGAAAGCATCAAGTAACAAGGACATACCAGAGTAGCCCCTAGCTATTCTATTAATGGTTGGCTCAGCTATTGAGTAAGGATTTGTTTGGCCTAGCTTTCTGGCGTTTTCTGCAAAAGAAGCAATTATATTTTCTGATGGGATAAAAGGCTTAAATCTACCTGCTTTAATGTTCCCAAGTGCTACATTAGAAACACGATCAGCAAACTCCGCATCAACACTGCTTTCAGATGCGCCTAATACTCTAGCTCCATAGTAGTCGTCATATATTCTTTTTTGAACCTTGTACAATTCACTGTTTGCAATCTGATACCTGTCTACAATTTGCTCTGGTGTGACCACACCACCACGCAAAAGAGGCGATGTAAATTCACGACGTGAGTTGCTCACGCCTCTTGTGTAATCAGCAATCTTAAATTTCATGCTTCGCACAGGATCTATTTCAACAGCCCGCAAGCCAGCGAAACCTAAAACCTCATTTTTTAATTCAAATGTTTGGCCATATCTATTTGGGTTTTGAGCCACAGCATCTATTAATCTGTCAATTTGTCCCTCTCTAAGACCAAATCCAAACGATCCAGGCAGCTGTGATTCTACCATATGTAACAACGCTCTTTCAAAACGATCACCAAAAGGTGTTTGCTCTGTGTAGAGTCTTCGACCGTCTCTTGTTCGACCTTTTCTTATAAAAATATCACTGATTGACTCTGTCCAAATAGATTCAGATATAAATGGTTTACCTAGTTCGTTTGTTGACTCAACGACACCCTGTAATACATCCTCCATAACTGTATCAGTGTCAGTTCTGCCGTCTGCAATTGCATTGAATATTGTTTGTATTGGACGAACCATGGTGTCATACGCATTTGCGTGTGAAAAATCTACATATTTAAACTTTCCATCATCACCCTTTATAGGGATAAGTGTTGAGTTTTTTGACCACTCAGGGACAAAACGTCTAAGAGCACTCATTTCTTCATTAGTTACGTTGTAGGCTGCCTTAAACCCTTCTACTAATCCGTACGGTATAACCGTGGCTGTAAGACCATAACCAGCGAGCCTAGTCATACCTATGGTTTTAAAAGGTTTAGTGCCGTTTGGAGCTACATAATTAAATTCGTCCAAACCTTTTTTCATAATGTTAACACTAGTTCTAATTATTTCTGCTGGGAAAGACACAAAGTTACCAATTGGCGCCCTTCTAAGGTCTTTTATGCCAGCACTAACATAGTCGTAGTTTGGCACGTTGTTTCTAACAATTCTTGCCGCAGCTTCATCTAGATAAGAGTTATAACTTGCAAAAGCCCTGCCTAGATCATTACGCTCTGATGCGGCAAAAGCCGTACCATCAATACCAGAGTTCTTAAGAGCGTTTTTAATCCTGTTTCTCTCTGCTGCAAATGTGTACATTTTCCAGAAATCGTCCTCTGCTGTATATAAATCAGTGGCGAAATCTTTTGCCTTACCTAATTTTTTCATCATGCTTTGCATAGCTCTGGAAAAAGATGTTTCACTGGTGTCTGCTAGTATTGCTGTCAAGTCTCCTTGTCTAGCGTTACTGTTAACGACACCTAATTCTAAAAGTTCTTGGTATCTTTTATTGTAATCTTTTGATCCTTTTGACCCAACCTGTGCAAAAGCACCATAAGCCTCTTTTAGTGCTTGTTGATCAACAAGTGGCACTAATCCATTAGCTCCTGCAAAAGCTGCAGCACTAATTATGTTTCTCATGTGTGTAACAGGACTCAAAACTGTCTTTGCGAGCTGCGATGTTGCTTTTGGAAATAATATAAAGTTGTTGTAAAAATTAGACAGCACGTTGTTGTTTTCAGTCCATGAAAATAAACTTCTATTTATACCCTCCAATGCCTCTTGGTTACCCTTACTGGTGTATAATCCATTTAATGGATTGATTGCCTCTGTAAAAAGGCTTCTGCCACGATCAGTTGCCTCCATTTTTATTGGATTGTTTAAAACGTTACGATCACCGAACACGGAGGCAGCCTCTGCTCTAGTTGCAAAAAACTGTTTGCCTATCATTCTATCGTAAAGATCACCATAAAACTCGTGTTTACCTCTGATGACTGCTAAACTATTCATTGACGATAAAATAGTTGCGGACGGATCTTCTACTTTTCCAAATAGTTCTTCTATAACTCTTTTAGGTGTTAGTTTTTGACCTGTGCCTGTTTTAATTTCTGTCTTAACAACTTTATTCAAAGGTAAAAGTGGCTTGTCAAAATCTTTTAATGCAACATCTTTTAAAAACCCGGTTTCATCTTTTAACAACGGAACCACTTCACCCTCTGCTAAGATATTATATTTTTTTGACTGTGACAGTAATCTATCAACTGCATACTCAGCTTGTTGATCAGTTAAAACTTTTACATTTTTATCGACAGCGTTTCTTCTTCTTGACAGTTCAATAAACATTTCTTTAGCATTTTCAACAGACTCAGCGCCTGGTTTAAAAGAAGCTAAAGTTTCTGTGTCACTATTTCTAAAAATCTTATAAGTGTTGTTTATGTAGTCTATTGATTTTGCTTCAAAAGCATCTCTAAACCTAAAAAATTTTTCTATGGTATCTGTTGTAGCTTCGTCAGTTTTTTTACCTGCTCTAATTATATTATTACCTACATCGGTAAACATATCGTTAAGAATTATTCTTGAGTCAGTTAATAGTTCAACGACACGGTCATAGTCTATTTTTTTTCCATTTACACCTACAATGTCTTTTACTTTTTTTAGTGCACTCGGGTCCATATCTCCTAAACTAAATTTGCCACCAACAAGTTCTGTTCTTTTAGTTTCTGGATTAGTTCTTTTTATGAGTTCAACCTTTGGTCCCTCAACAGAAGACGTTAGTGCGTCGTTAATTATTTTAACAACGCCCTCTCTTTCTTTTTGCACGCTCGTTGATCCTATTCGACCTAACAACGGATATAGTGCGTCTATGCTTTTGTCTAATTGTCTGTGTAATACTTGAGCTTTGTTAAGTCTTGCTGAACGCCTTCCTATTGACACACGTTCAGTTTCAAAGAAGTCTCTAGTTTTTGCACCTTGCGGTGTTATGTACTCTAATATTTTATCTATAGCGTCGTTATTTTTATTTAATTTATTACTTCGCTGAACAGCCATTTTCATAGCTGTTCAGCGAAGTAATAAATTAAATAAAAATAACGACGCTATAT